ATAAAGATGGTTTTCCTACTATTCCTGATAATAGAAAAGTTAAGCTAGCATTAGAATACTATATACTCTATAGATTACTAGAACCTTACTATGACTTAGGTAAAATATCTGACAAAGCATTTAATAGAATTACACAGAATAAAGATTGGTACATGGGTGCAGCACAGTCAGACACTAAGGTTGTAAGTATGGATCATTGGGAAGCTGTTATGAACAGTATTAACAGATTAATTGTTAATGATACTGCTCATCAAAACTTCTTTAAAGGTATGGGAAAACAAGAACGAATTAGAAAATTTAGATAATGGTAAATAAATTAGCGCAATACTCAGTAAGTGGTGCAAATCAAGATATTACTAAAAGTAAGCATAGTAAAGAATTTTACTTTGATGGTCAACATATTAGAATTATAGCTACTGATGGACAAAGTACTGGTAGTGTAACTAATGAGAAAGGTACAGTTCTTAAAGTTAGTTTTCCTAATATAAGTATTGATACTGTTTCCAGTACAATATCTTATGGGAGTTCTCTTCTTGAATTTAATAGTAATGAATTAACAAATGAAGTAAACTCAGATCTAGTAAGTTCTACTATTTCTGATTATACTATAATAGGTAATTCTGTAACTAGAGATAGCCTAATACTTTTTACAACTACACCAGCAGGAGATGTTATTTGGAAAGTTAATAATATATTAGAAGATGGAGGAGACTATGAATTAGAATTATTATATATCAGGAATTTAGGATTTTCTGTAGATTTTCCTATACAAACTATATTTAATTTTGAAAATGAAAATATTCAAAAAGTATATTGGGTTGATGGTAATCAACAATTAAGATTTATAAACATAACTTTTTCTAATATAAAAGGAAATGGGAACTTAATAGATGTTAATAAGAGTAATTTAAACTTCGTTGGTAATGTAGAATTCAGTCAGCCAGAGATAACAGATTATATAGGTGGAGGTACTCATACTGCAGGTATGATACAATATAGTTATAATATGTATAATTTAAATGGTTCTCAGACTAAAATAAGTCCACTATCTGATTTAGTACCTTTAGATAAAGGAGATGGAGCAGGTGGAGGAGAAATTAATGAAATTATAGGAACTACTCCTAAATTAGAAATAGCTAACTTAGATAGAGGATATACACACATAAAAGTATATGCAATAAAATATACCTCTTTGGGTCAAATACCTACTATATCTTTAATAAATGAATCTGAAATAGATAGTAATAATTTTGTATATTTTGATACTGGAAGTGTTATAGAAGATTTATCTTTATCAGAATTTTTATTTTTAGGTAGTGATCCATTTATTCCAAGACATATAGAATCTAAAGACAATAGGTTATTACTTTCTGATATAAAATCAAAAAACTTTTTGTTACCTGATGAAGTAGATCTTAGAGCATATTCTTTTCCTAAAAACTCAACTACTACTAATGTATTAAATGAAGTAACTTCAGTAAATCAATCAAGAGCTTATGGTACATTAATGCCAGTAACTAACACTTACAATGTACCTTTAAAAAATTCAAGTATAAATCCTAATTATAGAGTTAATAATTTTCAATATAACTCTTCTAAAAATGGAGGATCTGGTAAATTTATTAATTATGAATTAAAAGAAGTTCCTAATAATGATACTAAAACCCAAAAATACTTTAAGAAAGATGAGGTTTATAGGATAGGAATTAAGTTTTATAATAAATTAGGACAAACAAGTTTACCTGAATGGATAGCAGACTTTAAATGTTTTACAAATAATTTAGATAATAAACATTCTGAATTAAAAGTTAGATTTACACCTGAATTTTTTCTATGGTTAAATACTTATGAATTTGAATCTAAAGATGATATTCCTGTTGGATTTAAGATATTAAGAGCTTCTAGGAATGAAAATGATAAAACTATTATATGTCAAGGTATTTTAAACTCAATGATGTATCAGGTAAAAGGAGATGAATCAGACTTTAGTAAATGGTCAGACAATAATAAAAGATTAGAATTTCAAAACAAAACTGTTAAAATGCCTGGGTATTTAACTAGGACTTTTAGAACTTTTCCAAATTCTAATGAAAATGGTGGTAGTTCTAGTAAAGAAGAAAAACTTGGAAAAACTAAACATTTATTTTGGATTGGAGGATTAAATGATAATGATTTAAATAGGACTTCATCAGAAATAGGTCATGAAAATGATAGTTCTAGTACATTTTTACATACAGCAATGATGCAAATGTATTCTCCTGAAATACTATTTAATAAATCTTTAACTTTTGCCAATGATTTACAATTAGTACCAATAGGATTAGTTAATAATACTAAAAATGGTATTTGGGCAAGAGAAATTTTTGCAAATTCTAATACAATAAAACATAGAGGTAAGTCAGAATCAGGGCTAAATCCTTATCTTATAAACCCTAATGATTATATTGAAGATGAAGGTTTTAGAGATACTTTTAATGCAGGAGACTTAGATACTGGAGTACCTCATGCTTATATTACATCTACTGGTGCAGAAGATACTTTTAATGCTAGGCAATGGTATAGAGAATATAATACTTTTTTTGAAAATAACAATGTTAATGCAAAGTATGATATATATGGTTCTCCAGAAATATCAGAAGAAGGAGATGATGAAAGATTATATAATGACGATGGAAGATTTACATATAAAAATAATTTAAGAGGATTTCTTGTAGGAGGAGGCCAAAGGGGTAAAATATTAGATATAAAATCTAATAATTGTAAAACTGCTACTATAGTATTAAATGATAATAATTTAACTGAAACTCAAAATAGGATTAAATTAGAGGATATTTTTCAAAATCTTCCTGTAACTGCAGTTGATACATCTACTAAAGAAAATTCTTTGATAGTTTCAGAAATTAGAAGAAAAGATTCTTACACTTATTTTGGAAAAATTTATAATGGGAATAGCTTTGAAGAAAAGAAAAGAACTGTTTATTTAGAAATAGGAGATTATGCTAAATTAAATGGGCCAGGCACTAGTGTAACTATAAACAATCCTGGAGATACATTTGTACAAAAATTTCAATTTTTAAAATTAAATAGAACTTCTGAAGATTCTGCTACTATTGATGATACTATATTATCAGAAATTGTATCTTTTCCAGTAGAAACTCAAATAAATTTAAAAAATAGAAATGATTTAAGTTTAAATGATTGGACTAATAAATTTTTACCTCAACAAGATGAATATACTCAATACAATCAAGTATATAGTCAAGGAAGTAATTTAATCAGATCAAATGATGTAGATTTTACTTTTAGAAAAATAGATGAATTTGATACAAGAATACAATCAAGTAAACTAAAAATACCTAATGAATCCATAGATAGCTGGACTGATATACTTTCTAATGAAGTAATGGATTTAGATGGTAAATATGGGCCTATTAATGCATTATTAACTTACAGAGATAAAGTTTATGCTTTTCAAGATGAAGCTATAGCCTTAATTGCTGTTAATCCCAGAATACAAGTTCAAGGAGATGATGGAATAGGTATAGAGTTAGGTAAGGGTAATGTATTATATGACTACCAGTACATAACAAATTCTTCTGGAGCTGTTAATAAGTGGGGAGTAGTTAAAGGTAAAAGAGGTATATACTATTATGACCTACTAAATAAAGGAGTAGGGAGAATCCCAGATGCTTCTAGTATGTTATTATCAGATTCAAAAGGCTTTCATTCTTGGTTTAATAATAATTATGATTATAATAAACTAAAAACAGATAATCCTTTAGTAGGTGAAGGAGTTGTTTTAGGTACAGATATTTATAACAATGATGTTTACATTACTTTATTACAAGGTAACAAGTCATTTACTAGAGTATTTAATGAAGGAGTTGATTACTTTATAGATCAAAAAACTTACAAGCCTAGTATGTATATCAATAAAGGTAATAAACTATTTATGAACTCTAATAATAATATATATGAAAACAATATAGGAAAATATAATAAGTTTTTGGGTAAACATGAAGAGTCAACTATTACTTTAATGGTTAATCCTAATGCTAATCAAGATACTGTATTTAATAATATATTTTATAACTCAGAAGTATATTTAGATGATATAGATCAACCTGATAAAACTATTACTCATATACAAGCTTACAATGAATATCAAGATTCTGGTAAGATATCTTTAGAAATAGGCAGAGATAAAAACCTAAGACGTAAGTTTAGAGAGTGGAAAGCTAATATACCTAGAAACGGTAGAAATAGAATTAGAAATCCTTGGATATTTTTAAAATTAACTTTTAATAATACTAATGATTATAAATTAATATTACATGATATAATAGTGAGTTATACTGTGTAATTAAAAAAAGTATAAAATATACTAACATATATTTTGCCATAACAACAAAAAACACTATATTTGCATTATGACTAGAAAAGATGAAAACATATTCTACCAAACTCTTAGAGATATAGCTAAAGAAAAAGACTTATCAGAAGACCAACTAAAAGGTTTTATATCTAAGGTTGGTCTTATGGAAGCAGGCTATGATTTAGATCCCTCTATAAAACAATATGGAGGAGGGCCAGGTAGAGGTATAGCTCAATGGGAAATAAATGAAAATGGTGGTAGTAATAGAGTAGTTACCTCTTTAAAAAGAGCTGAAAATTATTTTAAATCTAAAAATAAACAAACTCCTGATTTTTTAAAAAATGCTTTAACTAAAACTAAAGCTGATGGTACTTTTGATATGACTGAATTAAACAAAGAGCAACAGTTATTAGTTTTACTTGGTGATTTTAGAATGGGTACAGGAGATTTAGGAGATTTAAAAGAAGATGAAAGTGGTTTTGATTTATATAGAGAGCATTGGTGGCAAGGTGCTGATGAAGATGAAGCTTCTAAAAAAAGTATGTGGAAAGAAAGAAATTCTTATTTAAAAGATAATAAATCTGCAGTTTATGGTAGACTTTTTGATAAAGAGCCAAAGATAACTACTGATACTCCTCAAACAATGAATCAGCCTCAACCACAGCCTTTTAATCCTAATGAAAGACAAGGAGATTTAATGTCTATGATTAGTGAAAATACTAAAAGAAAAATAGATACAGGAGTTAGTCAAAATATTTCTGAAGCTCAAAAAGCAAATCAAGAATACTTTAAACAAAACCAATTATCATTAGGAGGCCCAACAGGAGGGTTTTCTATGAATAACAATTTAAATGAATTTGGTACAGGAGG